ACAGGCGCTTCTCGGACTTGTCGATGTTCTGCACCTCGAACATGGCGTCGAAGGGCAGAAGCCGTTCGGTGCTCATGTCGATGGCGGTGGCGAAAACGTCGCTGTCCACGGCCGCACCGCCATCGCGCGCCGTGCGGTACAGGCCGATGTCGTAGGACGTGCCGGCCGTGATGGCGTCGTTCAGGACCTCGATGCGGAGAACCACGGCGCCGGACGGCAGGCGCACCATGCGGTACACGCTGGCGTCATCGTCGGCGGCCGCAACTTCAACCATGCCGATCGAAACGCGCATCGCCGGACCCGCCAGGTAGGACGGAACCGGTGTGGGAGGCTGGCTGGAGTCGGCGTTGGTGACCGCGGTGGATTTCGTGTTGGCAGCAGCCACGGGTTACCCCTCGCGTGAAAATGGTGGGCGGGAGCCGAAGCCCCCGCCCTATTCGTCAGACGACGTAGCTGACCTTCATCGAAATCGTACCGGCGGCGGTCACATCGTTGACCGTGACGGCGATGTCGAAGTCGATCATCGGGTCGGAGGTGTAAGTGCCGGGGAACAGTTCCCACAGGCGCTTCTCGACCTTCGAGATGTCGGTCGCCGTCGCTTCCAAGATGACCTCGGTGAAAGCGACTGCACTGGAGATGTCGACGTCGGTCGCGAAGAAGTCGGCGTCGAGAACGGCACCGCCGTTCGCGGCCGTCTGGTAGACACCGACGTCCGAGGCCGAGGCGCCAGTGATGGCGTCGGAGGCCAGGAGCATCCGCGTGATGCGCGCATTCGAGGGCACGCGCACCAGGCGGTAAACCGAAGCCGCATCGTCAGCGGCCAGGGTTTCGACGGTGCCGACCGCCTCGTGGACCACACCGTTGGCGATGAAGCCGTTGGTGAGGACCGGAGGCGTCGCGTCGGCGTTGGTGATGTGGGTGGACTTCGTGTTGGCTACGGCCATTGTTCAGCCCTCCCTACTACTCACGGCACCAGATGCGCACCACCTTGTCCTCCTCGACGCGCGTGGCGCCGAGAGACATGTACAGGTACGCCTGCCACGGAAGACCCTGGAGGTCCTTCCGCTGCGTGATGTCCGTGGTGATGTCGTTCCACATCCCCAAGTGCATCCCCGACTTCGCGAACAACGGCACCTGGCGGGACGTGCCCGAGGCGTCGTCGGTATCGGTCGTCAGTCGCTCGCAATGGACAAAGTCGATGCCCAGGAAGCGGGTGACCAAACCATCCTTCAACACCGGACGATCGCCGCCGTTGAAGTCGGACGAAATCACCTGGATTTCGCCCAGGAGGTTGTCATGCTGGACCGACGTGATGGCGCAGGTCAGCGGGTCGCTCTCAACGTCGACCTGCTTGGACATCAGGTAACGCTTGGCTTCGCGCAACTTCGCCACCGTGAGGCCGGTCGCGGCCGCAGCACCGAAAGCCACCGCGACGTTGCGGCTGCCCGAGGTGGTGACGGTCGTGCCGAAGGTGGTCGAGGTCGCGCCCGTCTCGCCGGTCTTCGCGGTGCCGAAGAACGCGCTGATGATGATGTCGTCCTTCTTGCGATTGGCCGCGGCGACGGCGTTCTGGACGTAGGCGGAATTGGGGTCAGCCAGCATCTTCAGCTTGTCGAAGGTGTCGATGAGCTGGGGCAGGTCGAAGTCGGCCGGGAAGATCCAGCGCGAATCGGTCGCCGCATCGACGCGGCCCATCGGAGCAAAGCGGCTCGTGACCGGCTGCATGGCAACGGCGCCGAGCTGGTCGACCACCTGGGCCTGCTTGCCGACGTAATTGGACGACGTCACACGGCCAGAGAGCTTCGACTCCTTCTGCTGGAGCAGAAGGCCGACGTTCGAAGTGAACTGCTGCGAATAGAAGGTGGGCAGATTGACGGACATGTGTCCCTCCAAAGCGTTGGAAACCAACGGTTTTCGAAGGGCTTATCCATCCATCGCCGAAGCGACTTCTCGGGGCCGGCTTCTTCGCCCACACACCGGAGCGCACGGTGCCTGCTTTCAGGCTGTCAGCCGGCTCACTTTCGCGAGTTGTCGGCACCCGTAGGCGAGAGCCGCAGCGTGCCGGGGCCTTTCGGCTTATCCGTCGCGGCGGTTGGCAGCGAGACGACCCACTCCTCGAATTGTTTCGCCCGGGCCAGCGTGTCTTCGACCGACATAGATCGCGTGACGGCTATTTCCAGGCACTTGAGGCGTATTTCGTCTCGCTGCATCCGATTATACTCGCTGTTGTGAAAATAGCAACGGTCAGGCCGTGGCCACGGCAGCGCGGTTCAAACGCTCCCACTCGGCCCGTTCTGCGGCGCCACCAGCCAGGTAGCGTGCGCTCCAAGCCGAATCGCGCTGGAGTTCCCGGATCTTCGCGCGGGCCGCGTCGGGCGTCAGGCCGCCTTTGAATGCCGGGTTGCCATCGCCGTTGACGAAGGACGTCTCGCCGATCTTCGTGCCGATCGAGTGAAACGTCTCCATGACGGCGGCGAAGCCGGCCTGGCTCTCCAACTTCGCGATGACCTCGGCGGACACGCCAAACGCCTGCGCGGCCTGCTTGGCCACGCTGATGTTCTGGTCATAAGCCCCGCCCCACTTGGTCTTCAGGGCGGTGTTCTCCTTCTCCAGGGCCACGGCGTAAGCGTCGTCGGCGGCCTTGACCTGCGCGGCCTGGAACTCGTTCCACTTACCGGCGATCTTCTCGGCCATGCCAGCGGGCACGCCCGCCTCATGGAACCACTTGGCTGCTTCTTTCGAGAAACCGGGGTCGTGGCCCTCGGGCACCGGCAGCTTGTAGCCGTCGGCCGTCTCAGGCCGGCCCAGCTTGGCGTAGACCTGATTCCAGTCCTCGGGCTTCGCGTCCTTGCCGGGCAACTTGATGATCTGGTCCTGCGGGACGCCCAGCAGCTTTTCCATGTTCCGATAGGAACCGGCCAGCGTCTCGGCGTCGGGGAAGCCCTTGTTCTGCGCGTAGCCCTTCAGGTCCGCATCCTTGAAACCGTCATACCAAGACGCCGGCGCAGGGGCCGGTGCTGGAGCGGGCGCAGGAGCGGGTGCTGGCGCCGGGCTCGGCGCGGGAGCCGGGGCTGGAGCGGGCGCAGGAGCAGGCGACGGGGCGGGTTCGGTCATTCACTTCCCTTTCCATACAGTTTCCAAAGAGATTCGTCGTCAAGCTGCAGATGCTGTTGGATCCGCAACCAGACTTCACGCCGCCCCTCCATCACCGCATGGGCGCGGGGGTCGGCGTGCATCGTCGACTTGTGAGCGCGGCAGAAGCGCGCCAGGTCAGCCAGGACGCGCTGGCCCTGGACACCCGTGAAGACGATCTTGTAGTCCGTCTGTCGAGAGCGCAGAAAAGACCGTGCGCGCTCAAGAGCTTCGCGTGGCGTCAATCATTGCCCCTTGTCGGCGACCGCTGCGGCCTTCGTCATGGCCGCCACACCCGGGAGGGCGTCGGTCAACTGCTTCGTCTGCGCCTGTTCGTCGCGCTTGGCGCGGATGGCCAGGACTTCGTCCTCCGAGCGCATCCACTTCTGCGGCACGCCCTGGATGTCGGCGATGTCGGGAAGGGCCAAGTCGAAGTTGATCCGGTCGAGCGGCGACGGGTCCTGGGTCACATTGACCACTTCCAACGCCGTCTGCACCGTCCGCATCAGGCCGGCCGCCTCGCCCGCGCGCATGGACAACGACAGCGGCGAGTCATACTCGACCGTGTATTCGCCCTTCGCCTCGACCAGCTCGGGCGGCATGGGCGGCATCAACTGCTGCGCGATCAGGAGGTCGACCTCGCGCTCGATCAGCGGCCCCAGGTATTCGGACTGGATGCGGCCGAGCGCCGGCGCCAGGAGGATGCCCTTCTCGCGCGTGCGCTCCAGCACTTCGGTCGCCGTCATCGTCGGCGTTTCGACCAGGATCTGGAACAGCGTCACCAGGAAGGCGTCGTTGATGACGGTGCGCTCGTCGTCCATCATCTCCTTGCCGACGTCGACACGACCGACGGGCAGAGTGTGGACCAGGAGCTTGCCGTCCTGCGACACGCCACCGGCATTGAAGGCGCCCGGCTTCATGTCGAAACCGTCGAGGACACCGTCGTCGTGCGCCAGGATGACCGGGTCGACCGTGCGGTGGCCCTGCTTCAGAAGCGTTTTCTTCTGTTCGTTCAGCGTCTTGATCGCGGGCAGCACGGACATGGCGGGGCCGCGGCCGTAGACTTCGCCGGGCGCCTGCTCATAGCGCGACACGGCGTAGGGGAACGTGTAGTAGCCCCCCTCCTCGATCAGCGCCCGTTCCTCTTTCGAAACGTAGTATTCGGCGATCGGCTTGCCCTTGGCATCCATGCGGCCGTAGGCGACGTCGTCGCGCGGCTTGACGCAGTGGATGAACCAGAACTTCTTGTCGGCGTTCGTCCCGGTGGCCGCCGTGCGGATAGCCTCGGGCAGCTTGTC